GCAATTACCGCAATTATAATGGTCTGAAGTGGACAAAGCAAATGTACCCAGACGTGTTCAACGCGTACCCAATTTACGACTGGCTAACAACCGATATATGGACGGCAAACGGGCGTTTCCGTTGGGATTACAACCGTCTTTACGACCTCTATTACAAGGCTGGCGTTGGCATAGAACAACAGCGTGTTGCAAGTCCTTTCCTTTCCACGGCTCTCGATAGTCTCAAGCTATACAAGGTCATCGAGCCTCACACCTGGGGCAAGCTCATTAGCCGTGTCAATGGTGTAAACTTCACGGGCATTTACGGCGGCACTACCGCAATGGGTTGGAACTCCATTAAGCTCCCACCATGTCACACCTGGGAGAGTTATATGTACTTCCTTTTAACCACGCTACCTGAAGAAACCCGTGCCAACTATCTCGAAAAGCTATCTGTAAGTATTGCATTTTGGAGAGAAAAAGGAGGTTGTTTATCTACCGATACTATTCAGAAACTTCGTGATAAAGGTGTTTCGGTCGATGTAGCCACAGACACAAACTACAAGACCGATAAGTTGCCCGTCAAGATGGAATACATCGACGATATAGACATATCAGAATTCAAAGAAATACCCACTTTCAAACGTATGTGTATCTGCATCATGAAAAATGACCATTTATGCAAATACATGGGTTTTTCACTTACAAAAAATGAGCTTGCTCGCCGAAAGAATATCATTGAAAAATACAAATCACTGCTATGAAATCACCAGTTTACAACGTCATTGCTGTGCCTGTTGAGAAGATACAAGCCAACAACTACAATCCAAACTCAGTTGCTCCACCGGAGATGAAGTTACTGTATCAATCAATTAAAGAGGATGGTTACACCATGCCAATCGTTTGTTACTACTTGTCAGAAACAGACAATTACGAGATAGTAGATGGCTTTCACCGTTACTCTATTATGTTGAAACACCGTGATATTTACGACAGAGAGGGTGGAATGATGCCTGTTGTTGTCATCCAAAAAGACGTGTCGAATCGTATGGCATCTACCATACGCCACAACCGAGCTCGTGGAAGTCACGATATTGATTTGATGGTGAACATTGTAAGCGAACTCACAAAATCGGGTATGTCAGATGCATGGATAATGAAACACATTGGTATGGATGCAGATGAGATTCTTCGCCTCAAACAACTATCTGGACTTGCCGAGCTATTCGCAAACAAAGAGTTTTCAAATTCTTTTGAAATAAATCTAAACAACTAACTATGTCAACCACATTCACCACCTACACCCTCCCCGAGTTCGTTTTCCTCGATGGCCACAGCCACCTTGGCGACCAGCTCCAGGGGCGAACCGTCCTCCAGCACGTGCGATCATACACCATTGTCGAAGTCGTCGCTCTCGACGAAACCATTGCCAGCAGTTTTCATTGCCGTACGCATCGTTTCAGCTTTACCAACCATTTCGGCATTACAGAAACCCACCTTTTAGCCCTTCATTTCACCGTGGCCGATGATGATGACATCGAAGGTATATTCGAAAAATGTGCCTCCTGGTATTGCCAGTACCTCGCCTGGGAAGACAGCAACATCATGGATTCAGAAACGAGCAAGTTCAATTAACATGGAAGAATCTAAAGTACTTGAAAAACGCCTTGCAATTTGCAAGCAACTCTACGATACCGCAAAATTAAAGGGCATCACCCACGATGAAATAGCTACCCGTGCCGGGTTCACCGAGAGCAACGTAAGCCGTATGCTGTCTGGTAAGTATGCACCAACGCTCGATAACCTCATTCTCCTGTGCGAAGCAGTTGGCGTTCGCCTTGTTTTGAAGTGATTAAAACCCTTTTGTTTTTTATTGCGTGTTATAAGCCGTATTTGTTTGATTATCAAATTAAAGTAAAATAATTTAAAAATAATTCACTTTTGCTTGTATATATCGTATATGTTGCGAATGTAATCTATATTTCTAAATATCGTTGCTGTATTACTATATATCAACGGTACAAAAATGCCACTTCCATTTTTTACGCTGTACTTTGGCTGTCAAATCAATACGTCACGGTATGGCTTTTACTTCATCACAACTTTCGGCATTAGAAGAGGCGATAGCACTCGGTGCTACCACCGTAAAGTATGCCGACAAGGAAGTAACATACCGTTCACTTTCCGACATGATGCAGCTCGCATCCACCATACGCTCGCAGCTTGGCCAGTCGGTTACTAAAAATCGCAGAAAATTAGTTTCGTATTCACGAGGATTTGACGCCGCCAATGAACTGGGTTGATCGAACCATAGGGTATATCAATCCTTCAGCAGGATTGCGGAGAGCATCGAACCGTGCCAGGTTCGATGCCGTTTCCAAGCGTGCATACGAGGCAGCTACCTACGGCCGCCGTGGCAAGTCGTTCAAGAATGCCAACAGTACGGGTCCAAATCTTGAGATTGCCCAAGCTCTCACAACGCTTCGAAACCGTTCGCGTCATTTCGTGCGCAACAATGGCTGGGCAAAGCGTGCGCTAACATGTATTTGCGACAACGTGGTTGGTTCCGGCATCCGCCCAGCACCATCGGGAACTAAGAACCAGGTTAAGAAAGTGAAATCACTTTGGGCTGAATGGGCCGAGACAACCCGCTGCGATTACGACGGAAAGATGACGTTCTACGGAATCCAGGAACTTGCCATTAGCGAGCTTGCCGAGTCGGGCGATTGCATTATTGTTCGCCGTCGCCGCAAGCCAACTGCCGATAACAGTTTCCCTATACAGTTACAAGTGCTTAGTGGCGACTACATCGATCACACCCGTGATACCATCAACGAGTTCGGGTACGCTCGCCTTGGTATTCAGTTCGATTTCGAAGGTCGCCGCATAGGTTATTGGTTGCTCAAGTCGCATCCCAGCGATATGACAGGCCCGTGGTTAGCCTTGCAAAGTGAGCTGGTTTCAATTGATGATGTCATTCACCCATACGAGATTCTGCGAGCCGGTCAGGTTCGTGGTGTTCCAATGGGCGTTGCCGCCTTCATCAAGATGAGCGATTTCAACGATTATGAGGATGCGCAACTCGTACGCCAGAAGGCCGCCGCATCATTTTGCGCGTTCGTTTCGGGGCGAGATGCTACAGAAGGCGATGCCTTGCTCGAAACTCTTGAGCCGGGAATCATAGAGTACCTCGATGCTAATGAGGCCATAACGTTTTCCAATCCTCCTGCTGCCGATGGCTACGGAGAGTATAGCAAGAAAATTCTGCAGGGAATTGCGTCCGCATATGGCATCACTTACGAGATGCTGACCATGGATTACTCAAACGTCAACTTCACTTCCGGCAGAATGGCCAAGATCGATGTTTCAAAGCGATTCCAGAAGTGGCAATACCTCATGTTCGTGCCTCAGGTGTGTGTGCCCGTGTGGCGTTGGTTCATTGATGCGGCAATAATGGCCGGACTTACATCTACCGTCATCGAGTGCAATGCTCGTGATTGGACGGCTCCACGGGTGCAGCAACTCGACCCCACGAAGGAAACAAATGCCCGCATAGCGCAGATATCGGCAGGTCTCACCACCTGGAGCGAGGTAGTGCGTGAGGATGGCCGCGATCCCGAGGAATTCCTAGATGAATACAAGAAAGATATTGAGAATTTAAAAGAAGCCGGGGTAAACTTCTCTTCCGTTATACTTGCTCCAGTTGAAACAAATAACAACACTGACAAAAATGACTGATAATAAGCAACAGGATCAAGCGGCAATGCCTCGCATTCGAGCAGTTATAAAGCAGAATACCTTCAATCGGGAGAAACGCACGATTGATGTTGTGTTTGCTACCGAGAACCCAGTGCAACGATACGACTGGTGCAACGAAACATGGTATAACGAAGTATTATCTTGCAAGCCAGAAAGCGTTCGTGCCGCACGAATGAGAAATGGTTTGCCGGTATTCGACAACCACATTTATGATAAATCAACCATAAATCAACTTGGCATTTGCGACAACATCCGTTTCGAGAAAAACGAGATGGTTGGTACTATCACGCTTGGTTCTCGTGCCGACGACGCGTTGATATCAGACATCGAAAATGGCATCGTGCGTGGTATATCTGTTGGGTACAATGTGTACTCGTTCACACGCGAACCTATGACAACTGGTCAGTCAATGCCAACATATACGGCCACCGACTGGGAACCCATGGAGATCAGTTTCGCCCCGGTTGCCGCCGATACCAAAAGTGGTATCCGCAGCCAAAATTCTACAATTGTAATCATTAATCGGTCAAATAATATGCTCAGAAAATTTCAATCAATCGACGACATCAAGAAAGACGGCACCCGCGAAGAGCTAGGCCGATTGTACGATGTCACTTTGATAGCCAGGTCTGCCAATCTTGATGATGCTAAAGTCATGGAGATGTATAATGACCTCGATAAGTCTATCGAGCAAATACGTGCTGCCTGTCCTGGCACTGCATCTCATACACCTGACACGCTTCATGAGAACGCACCAAGCGTGGACGATATTCGTGATGCTGCAACAAAGTCCCAAAACGAGCGTCTCGATGCTATCCTCATTTCAACTCGTAAAGCCAAGCTTGACGATTCCATGGCAATTGATTATTTCAAGAGCGATAAATCGCTAGATCAGATTCGCCATGCCATTATAGAGGAATTTGCCAAAGGCGACCCAAAGGCGACCAACATGCGTGCCACCACTGGCGAAACAGGGGTTGAGAAAAAACGTGCAGCCATCGAGCAGGCTATCCTCGCTCGTGTATCTCCGAATGTCTTCAAGGGTGAAAAGGCAGAAGGTAATCATTTCAGAGGATACTCTCTCATGGAAATGCAGAAAGAATTGCTCCAGGAGCGTGGCGTGTCTATTGCCGGGTTATCAAAAAATGACATCGCACATTTGGCCTTTAGCAAGCGTGATTTGTCAACATCCGATTTCCCCCTGTTGCTCGAAAATGTGACAAATAGGCTCCTGCGTGGCGACTATGCTTTCGCTCCAGAGTACTGGGATAAGATTGCCCGCCAAACAACTGTCAACGATTTCAGAAAAAAGAGCATGTATCAGGTAGATTCCAAAAATGGAATGGATGAAGTTCCTGAAGGTGACGAGATCAAGTACACTAAGCTTGTTGAAAGCAAGCAAACTATCGGAGTTAAATCATTCGCAGAGGGCATAAAATTTACTCGTCAGGCGATGATAAACGACGATTTGTCGGCATTCCAAATCATCCCGTCTCGTTTTGCGCTCGATTGGAATACAAAGCGTGGCGATCTAGTATGGGGTATGATTACCGGGAATGTGAAGATGGACGATGGAAAAGAATTGTTCCATTCATCTCACGCCAACCTGGCTACCACTGCCGCCGTTATCGCAGATACTTCACTCGAAGCCGCGTTGATCGCATTCAAGGCACAAAAAGGAATCGATGGTGAGCGAAAGATTCGTGTCGTTCCAAAATACCTTATCGTTTCTTCTGAGTACGAGATCACTGCCCGCAAGTTGCTGACTATCGTGGCTCCAACTCAGGCTAGCCAGGTAAACGTGTTCTCGTCTATGGGATTAGAAATCATTGTTGAGCCTCGCCTCAGTGGTAAAGCTTGGTATTTGACCACCGATCCAAATGCGATTGATGGCTTGTACTTCGCATACCTCGATGGCAACGAGGGGCTTCGCTCGTCTCGTGTAGAGGATTTCGATACCGATTCAATCAAGTTTGCCGTACGTGGTGAGTTTGGTGTTTCTGCTGTAGACTATCGTGGCTGGTATAAGAATGCCGGACAGTAAGATAAAACGTGACGTGAATGGGAGGTGTATGACCCAAGCCATTTCTTGTTGTTTACACCTACCCATTCATTTTTATTCAAAACAATTTAAAAGTAAAGATATATGAAAAACGAAATTCAATCAGGTGTAAGGATTCTGGTAACTGCTGGTGCTGGTGGGATAACAGTCGGAGATCCTGTTGTGGTTGGTAATAAGGTTGTTATAGCCATGGCATCCTGCTTAGAAAACGAAACTGTTGTCGCAATGACCGAGGGAGTTTTTGAAGTAGATAAAGCCACCGATGCCGTTTCTCAGGGCGATACCTTATTCTATGATGCATCGGCCAAGAAGATGACTAAAACGGCTGCCGGTAACATCCCAGCAGGCTATGCATTCAAATCTGCTCAAAGTAGTGATGCAACGGTTCAAGTAGATTTATACCGCTATTCGAAGCTCGTGGCTGCAGTCCAAGCCGATTCAACTGCCTCTACCGTGGCAGGAGCAGTTGCCGATATTAACGCCCTTCTGGCAAAGTTGAAAGCCGCAGGGATAATGGCAAACAAATAACAAGTAAAGTAGTATGGCATTGTTCGACAATATGCAGAAGCAAGTGTTCTCCGCTACCGAGAGGTTGTTTGGCGACAGTGCCGAGTGGCAAACTGCCAACGATGCCCACTCTATTTACACTTGTCTTGTACTTTTCCGCAGTCCAAACGACCCATACCGCATCGGCAAAACAGACAAGTACGAGTACCTGCCTTATAACTACTCGTTCGAGTATTACGTGGGCAACCTGCCAGGCTTGAAAGAAAGCGTCGATGCTGGAACGGTTGAGTACGTCACCGTCTGTCGCATAAAGCTTTCAATCAGGGAAGTGAAGTCGAAAGACGATGGGAAAACATACATAGCATACGGGGAGTTAGATAATGAGTGACGAGGTGAAATCGGTCTACGAGACCATCGAGGACACGTTGAGCGAGATGCTCAACAGTGCTACTATCACGGCAAAGCCGTTGCCAGATAATGAAACCGAGTTCAACAAGAATTTCACCAAGCCGGTGGTTCACGTGTGCTACTCGTCTTCAGAGTTTGGCGAACCAGAAAGTATTGGCATTATGGTTCAGGAAGAAACGATGATGTTCGACCTCCTGTTTCGTGTCAAATCTCGCCGGGGCAGTACTGGTTTGCTTTCTATAGTGAGTAGTGTGCAGAGTTCGGTAATCGGCCACAAGTTGCCTGGTTACGACCGTATGCAACTTGTGAAACAAGGCTACATTGATGGAACTCAGAACAACTGGAACTACGTGCTGACCATCAGCATGGTTGGCCACGTGGCGCAAGAAGAGGATGATGAAGAAACGCTCGGCACGTTTGGTAAAAACGTGACGGTAAGCAATGATGAAATTGTGTTTTCAAACGATTAATAAGTAAAATTATGTCATTTTTACATGGTGTCGAAACCATCACATCACCCAGCGTGGTGGTGGTGAACGACATAAAAACAGCGGTGATAGGCTTGATTGGTACGGCCGCCTCTGGCGACGTAAACAAGCTGAAGCTATGCATTTCTGAAACCGACGATGCGCAATGGGGCGAAACGGGAACGATTCCCGAGGCTCTCAAGCTCATCAGGACCATCACCGCAAAAACAGGTGCAACCGTTTTTGTTGTATCGGTTGGCTTGCCCAATTCTGAGCCAGATGCCGCCGACTTTTCCGGCGACCTAATTGATGGTGTCCGCACCGGGTGCCGGTTGTTCGAGTTGTGTATGAGCACATACGGATTTAACCCGAAGATATTCATCGCTCCTCGCTTCTCGCACGTTGCTGGTGTCATTGCCGCGCTCAAGGCTACTGCAGACAAGTTTCGCGGGCATTGCTACCTCGATGCGCCTGCCGGGTTATCTGTTTCAGGAGCGTTGGCATTGAAAAACACTGGTGGCATATGGGCCGCCGCCACGAGCCGAATGAAGTTATTTTTCCCGATGCTCATCGACGATTCA